CAATCAGAATCAGCTACAACATGAACTGCTATAACTTTATTGTTTGCTCCTAGTTTTGCGTAATGTGCCATAATGTTTCTCCTTATATATTATTTATTAACTTATGTAAATTCATTAATTTTGAAACTTATATCTTATTATCACCACTCCTGATCCTCCAAGTCCTCCTGGTACACAACCATCTTGTGAAAGTCCACCTCCACCACCACCTGTGTTTGCAGTTCCTGGATTTGTAGTAGTATTAGTTACTCCAGCACCTCCACCTCCTGTACCACCTGTGCCATTTGTGCCACTTGGATAAGAAGAACCTCCACCTCCTCCACCTCTAGTAACTGGACTTGCAGTAATAGTTGATGCTAATCCATTTCCACCATCACCAGCACAAGGACCAGAACCATCACCACCTGCAGCACCAGCACCACCTCCACCACCTGTTGGATAACCTGCTGGACTTCCGCCTGAATAATTACCATCACCACCATCATTACCTTGAGGCGGAGTTACAGAAGGTGTATTTCCTGATCCACCTGTACCATTTGGTTGTCCTGATATTCCTGCTCCACCACCACCTGAACCTCCAGGTAAACCATTTCTTGCCACAGGTCCAGGACCACTAGGACCATTTGATGCTCCTCCTCCACCACCTGCTGAAGTAATTGTATCAAAAGTTGAATTACCACCATTATTTCCTCTCCAACCTGTAGGAGATGTGCCAGCAGCACCACCTGCACCTACTGTAATAGGATAAGCCTGTGCTGATACTGACAATCCTGGAGCACTTAAAGGTGCTGGTCCAGCAGAATAACATCCTGAAGACGTACCATCTGAAAATCTATATCCACCAGCTCCACCTCCGCCTCCATGATCGTTTCCACCACCTGCTCCACCACCTGCTACTACTAAATAATCTACTTTACTTGAACCTTTAGGATTTCCTGCACAACTAACTGTAAAAGTTGCGTCTGAATTAAAAGTATGTATTTTAAAATCTCCTGATGTTGTAACACATCCACCTGTTGCTGTTACATAAGCTGCTGCTAAACCTGTTTCTGTATCTTCTGCGTTTTGAACATTAATCCATCCTTCTGTTGCATCTACATAAACTAAAGTTAAAGCCTGACCATTAATATCTAAAAGCACTGTTTCTGCTACTCCACCAATTTTTTCTGAACCATTTGGTGCTATTGTTAAATTATTTGTTGCAAAAGTTCTTGTGTAATCCGCAACTGCAACTATTGCTCCAGCACTTCCTGCTGGTAAATTTATTGTAAATGAACCACTACTAGTATCAGCAAAATAACCTTCACCATTTGTTGCTGTAAATGTTGCAGTTTTTTTTGTTGTTTGCCAATTAACTGAACCTGATCTACCAAATCCAGTTTGTGAAGCACCGCAAGCTAAAGTTACTGTTGTGCCTGACTCACCTAATGTAAGTGTGCTGCCTGTTCTTTTTGTTACTGTGTTTACTTTAATTGTACTCATAATTTATACTATTGGAATTTGTATCTTATTACAACTTTTCCTGACCCTCCGTTTGCACCAACAGGACCATAACTTCCTCCAGCACCTCCGCCTGTATTAGTGCTCCCTGCAGTACCAGGACTAATTCCTGGGCCTGCTCCACCTCCACCTCCACCTGGGCCTCCAGAGCCTGGACTAGCTCCACCAAAACCTCCAGCTCCACCACCTCCACCAGCCATTGTAACTGGTGAACCTGTTATACTAGATGTAGCTCCAGCTCCTCCATTTCCAGAATTAGGTCCACCATTTCCACCTGCAGCGGTTGCGCCACCGCCACCACCTGGTGCTGCTGGAGCACCTCCACCAGCATACTGACCAGAACCTCCTGGATTACCTTGAGGAGGATTAACCGGGGGAGTATTACCAGCAGCTCCTGGAGTATTTCCATAGTGACCACCAGCTCCTGATCCTCCTGTATTTCCTGTGCCTCCATCAGTAGAGGTTCCTCCTCCTGTTGCTGTTATTGTTGAAAAAACTGAACTTGCTCCTCTTGCATCAGAAGATGGTGTAGGATGACCTGTGGCTCCGCCTCCTACTGTTATTGGAAAAGCGCCTGGAGAAATTGAAATGCCTGTAGATGTAGCTAATGGACTAGCACAATATGCACCATTATTACCTGTTTTTGCTTCTCTATAACCTCCTGCTCCACCGCCACCAACCCAGTTTCCAGGATTAGATCCGCCTCCACCTGCAACAACTTGATAATCTACTATTGCTTTGTCTCCAACACCAGCACTTACACAAAACGTTGCATCAGAATTAAATGTATGAATTTTAAAATCACCACAGGTTGTTATTGTTCCACCTGTCGCTGTTATAAAAGCTGAACCTTGTACTTTTGCGTCTGTATTTACGTTTAACCAACCTTGAGTTCCATCTACATATACTAAAGTTAGAGCTGCACCTTGAGTTTCTACTGTGGCACATAAACAAAATCCAGCTATTTTTGATCCACCTCTAGCAACAGTAAGGTTGTTAGTTTGAAAGGTATCTTTATAATCTTTGATTGCAACAATATCACCTGCACTTGGAGAAGACGGCAATGTTACAGTAACTGCACCTCCAGTTGTGTTAATAAAAAATCCTGAACCACTTGTTGCCGTAAAAGGACTTGTCTTTGCTGTTGTACACCAATTAACTGAACCTGATCTACCAAAACCTGTCTGCGTTGCGCCTGATGCAAGATTAACAGTACCACCACATCTACCTATTGTAACTGTTGCACCATCAACTGTAATTGTATTACCAGCACCTGATCCAACTGTCGTTGTTGATCCACATTTTTTAATGATGTTAGAATCGTCTGAAACTTTTTGTATGTTATCTGTTTTAATTATACTTGCCATGATTTACCTAATTTTGAAACTTATATCTTATTATTACTACTCCTGATCCAGCATTTCCACCACAACTTACTGAAGGGTTAGGTTTTCCATGTGCACCACCTCCACCACCGCCCGTGTTAGCTGCTCCTATTGCTGATGGGTCAGCTCCTGGTCCTGGTTGTCCTGATCCTCCACCACCGAGTCCGCCTGGTCCATCATTTAAAGGTGTTGGACTTCCAACACCAACTTTACCTGCTCCACCTCCACCACCTCTTGCAACTGGTGATCCTGTTATTGATGAAGTTACTCCATCTCCACCTGCTCCAGTAGCGGTTGGTGTTGGAGCTCCACCTGCTGCACTAGCTCCACCGCCTCCACCTGCTGCATATGTTGGACCTGGAAAATCAGAATTTCCACCTGGATTACCTTGTGGTGGTGCTACTGGTGGTGTATTACCACTTCCAAAACCATTACCAGGTCCTCCTGGTTCTGGTGTTGAAGGATTATTTTGTTTTGCTCCACCACCTGATCCACCATCATTTCCACTACCTGTTGTAGGTTTTCCACTTCCTCCTCCACCACCAGCAGAAGTTATTGTTGAAAAAACTGAATTTGCTCCATTACTACCATTTTGTCCTGTAGGAGAACTTGGAGCACCTGCACCACCTGCACCTACAGTTATTGGATAAGTTTGAACACTAACTGGTAAACCTGAACAAGGTGTTGCTGCTAAAGGACTAGCAGTATAGGTATCTTTTGTTGCATACTTACCTTCTCTATAACCACCAGCACCTCCACCACCTGAACTTGTTGTTGATGAATTTTCTGATCCTCCACCTCCACCACCAGCGACCACTACGTAAGAAACTTTATCTCCACCACCAGCATCATTTCCAACCGCAGTTACTTGAAAACAACCACTTGAGGTAAAACTATGAATCTTAAAATCACCACTAGTTGTAACTGTACCACCTGTTGCAGTTATATAAGATTTACCTGTTACATCTGATGTTGAATCATGAATATCTTGCCAGCCTTTTGTCCCATCAACATATATTAAAGTTACTGATTGTCCTTGTGTAGTTAAAACTGAATTTGCACATGAGCCATTAATTTTTGATCCGTTTCTACAAATTGAAAGTTCATTAGTGTCAAAAGTCCCTGCGTAATCTTTAATAGCAATAATATCACCAGCGCTTGGAGATGCAGGTAAAGTAACAGTTACTGTTCCACTTGTAGTGTCAACAAAAAACCCATCACCTGATACGGCAGTAAATGGAGATGTTTTAGCTGTTGTACACCAATCTACAGTTCCAGTACGACCAAAACCTGATTGAGACGCACCACTTGCAAGTGTTACAGTTTTACCTGACGAACCTAAAGTTAATGTAGATCCGCATTGTGTATCAACTGTATTTACATTTATCTTACTCATTAAACTACTACCAACGTCCCTGTTACTGTTATTGTAGCAGGAATAGTAATCGGTCCTGCAAGAACTGCATTTTCAACAGTTTGAGTTCCATCAATCGTTGCCGCTTGATTTGGTATAAATTCATTTGGTGCTGTCTGACCTCCAATATATTGAATGCCATTTATTATCGCCGTCATAATTTCTCCTACGAACTAATTGTATCGATGTACGAAAGAACCACGTCTAAACTACTCGCCGTATCAGAGACTGCCTCTAACGTATCACCACTAGCTAAAACAATTTTAGCTCCGCCTTGAATTAATTCAATAGCGGAATTAGGTGGTATGACAACTCCTTTTGCAAGGAAGTAGTCAGCGCCGCCTTTAGCAATCTTAACATCAATAGCAATTGTTGATGTTAAAATATTACAACATCTAATTCCAATAACTGCATCGTAGTTTCCACCTGCTAACAATGTAGTATCTGATGTTCCAATTGTTCTAACTAATACGTTTCTAAAATCTTGTGCCATGTTTTTTCCTTATAATGCAACCGCCATTGCTAATGCAAAACCGTTGCTTGCTGCTCCTACTGGATTACCTGATGCGTCTAGGTAAACCGATTTGCTAGCTGGTAAAGTACAAAATACATCTTTAGTGCCTGCAGCAAAATCTACTGCTGCATCTGAATTAGAACTGGAGATAACTGTAGTTCTAGTTAGATTTGCACTTGTTGCATCTAATGTACCTAGACCAACTTCAAATTCTGTTGTTCCTTGATTAAATATACAATAGTAAGTCGTATTGTTATTTCCAATACCTTGTGCAAAAGTTTCAAAACCAGTCACTGCTGATCCAAGTGCAAACGCACCTGTACCAGTAGTTGTGCTTGTTACTTTTACTCTATCGTTTATTACTAACGCCATTTAATCTCCTTATGATGTTATACTTATAATCGCATTACTTGGTGTAGATGGATCAGGGTACGAAATTGTAAAAGTTCCGTTTGTTGCTGTCTTATTACCACCAAAATCTAAAACTACACACAATTTATTAGAAGCACTTGTATTATAAATAGCTGCAAATGCCGCTGTAAAAGTTGCACTAGCAAAAGTCGTATCTGCAAAATCAATTGCAGTTGTAGCAGTTGTCGCTGTAACTGTTTGACTTGTTAATGCTTTACCTCCTGAAGGATAGTTACTACTTCCTGCAGAACTAACTTCATCTGTAGATGTAAACACTGTGCTTGATGTTGTGTAAGGATTAGCTGTGTATAATGCTATTTTAAAAGAGTCACCGCCAGAACTAAAATTATGCGTTCCTGATGCTAGTTCACCTTTAAAACTGAATGGTACTATATTTGCCATGTATTATCTCCTTATTTATTGCTTGATGGTGGTTTAGATATTAATTGAGCACGAATTTCCCCATCTTGATATTCGTCTCGGCGTCTTTGACCAATTTGTTCGATCGCATACGATTCTAAAGACTTTTCATATTGTCCTTGGTAGTATTGTAACATATCTACAGGTCCTTTCAAGTACCCATATGTATTTACCAAGCATCCATATAAAAGTAAATCTGAATATTTATTAGATAGATAAGTGCCTGCCGTGTCTGTTGTTATGCTTGTAGGCTCTTTATCATAAGCTAATGTAATCTCATAAGTTCTATCTGGTGTAGGAGCTACAACCCAGAATTCTTCGTCCCAGTTTGCATAGTATTTAGGTATATCTACAGCGGCTGTTCCTGGAGTAGAGTAATATTCTGCTATAAAACTAGTGTCTCTTTGTTCTAAATAAAATTGCTCATTGTCTGAATTTTTAAGCTGAACATATCTGATCGCTCTTAAATCTGCGGGAATAGTTACATATCTATTACCAATAATTAAATTTGATGTTGCATAAAATACATTTTGATCTGTATCTATTTCTCTATAGATTTTTAGTTCTGCATTTTTAATAAGTCTAGATAATACAGAATCAGAAAGCACATTACTTCCAACTTCTGTGTAGTTTCTAATGTCTGTTTGTAAATCTGTTAAACTATATGCCATTATCCGTTTACTACCTCTAATGTTACTGGGCCAGCAGATGTGTTAGAACCACCACCAAATATTCCTCCACTTGTTGCACTGCTTGTACTTGTTATATAAAAATAATTTATTGGACTTGTTAAAACATCAGTTGTTGTTGCGCCTGTAACATTTCCTGATGAGTCTATTTTACCTAAAGCGATTGTAAATCCGCTTGTATTATTTAAATCACTTACATTATCAAATGTAGGAATAGTTGCAAATTGTTGTAAGTTCCTATTATCAGCTGGATCGCTTCCACCAGGACCAGAAGTTGTTACTACAGGTGGTCCTCTAAATCTTACAATATCACCTGCACTTCTTTGATGATCTGGTGAATAAACATTTACATAAGTTGTGCCAGAATAAATTATAGATTCAAAAGGATTATCATCTAATAAGATTAAACTTGTTTTTGATGCAGGTTGTGGTCTTGGATTATATAAAGCTTGTGGATCAGACCCAACAGGTTTTGGTTCTAATTGTGGTTGCTTGGGTTCAAATTCTGATGTGTGAACTAAAGAACCATTCCATTCTCTAACCATTTCAGAATATGGATATTGTAATCCTGATCTATCAGAAATTGCTAAAGCTCTTTTTCCTGATGCATACTTACCCATTATACTCCATCTCCATAAAATGTTTGTGGTGAAATGAAAGTAGATGTGCCTTGATTGTCTGCATCAAGTGCTCTTA